TACCAAAGGAAAATATGGATGAGTTTGTTGATGCTTGTTTTAAAAACAATATTGACGCTCATTTATACGCAATTAAAGATAAGTCATTTATTTATACCGTTAAATATAATGATCCCGATCAGCTATTCTATTGCGGTTGGCAGTTTGCCCTTTATTGTTTGCAACCAGACTCAAAGAATGTTGTATGACCCGAATAAGAATAGACATGGACCGTGAGGATGCAGATACCATCCTTGATATTCTTGCGCTGTTTGTTGAATATATCCACTTAGACGACAAGCATAAGGATGCTTACATCGCATTAAGCAAGGCAGTCAATGACTGCATACAGAGGCATGAAGATTACGAAAAAACAATAATTAAATATTATAAACAATAAAACTATGATCACGGCAAAGACAAGTGAAAAGACGTATGAATTAGTACCTGCCGGATCGCACATTGCACGGTGCATCCAAATGATCGAAATCGGAACCGTGGAAGATACTTTTCAGGGTGAAGCCAAGCGACTGCACAAAGTACGCATTACATGGGAACTGCCTTTAGAAAAGAAAGTATTCAAACAAGAACAAGGTGAGATGCCTTTTATCATCAGCAAGGAATACACCTTGTCTATGCACGAGAAGGCCAAACTTCGCAAAGACCTATCTTCATGGCGTGGCCGTGGATTTACGGATGAAGAAGCCCGCGCATTTGATATTACCAAGTTATTGGGTGTTCCTTGTATGATAAATGTGGTACATCAAGTTTCTAAAAACGGTGGCGTATATGCTAACGTGGCCGGACTATCACCTTTGCCAAAGGGTTTAACCTGCCCCGATCAGATCAATCCTACCTTTGTATTATCCTATGATGATTTTGATTGGAAGAAGTTTGACAGCCTGCCGCAATGGTTGAAGGATAAAATGATGGCCACACCGGAATATCACAACGTTGGCAAGAAAGATAATCCAGTAGTTACCGCAGAAGTTGGGCCTGATGATCTCCCCTTTTGATATGATAGTCGCACGATTAAACGAAGAGCCAGAGAGTACCCTGGATTGGGGTACTCACATGGCTATTGAAAGCATGATACAGGTCGCTTTAGTGTATGATAAAAATCAATGGTTAAAGCGATTAGAAGCCTGTATTACCGAGGAGGATGGTCAGGCATTGATAGCTGAACTGTATGAATATATGCCAGTTATGGGTTACCACTCATGGCCACATGGTCAGGGTGAAGATTTAGGAAAAGCGATTAGATACCAAGCTGATAAAGACGATTTTTATGAAAGGGATACTACTTCCGGCATACGTTGATGCCATCAACACCCGCAAGGACAGGAGCGTAAAGATCAGCCTGGTAACTCAGGAACTTTCACCGGATCAGGCGGGCCAGATATTCAACTTGCTCAATCACCTTATCGTTGCTTATCTGTCTGAAAAAGATATAGACAGCAAAGAGGCCGAAATGGTTGATAAGATAGACGCTGAACTTGGAGGCAAGACGCAAAGCCAAAGGATCAGAAACGTGCTTTACAAACTGTATGAACAGAACAGCGAAGGATATAAAACCTTTGATACATATTACCACGACAAAACGGAACGATACATAGATCATTTAAAACAAAAGATAAAATGACAACAGATAACAAACCTGACAACTGGCTTTATGCCATGATTCTATTCTTATGTGTGATGCTATTTATTGCTATTGGATTAACGATAATTGTATTTTCATGAAAACAGAATCACAGAAACAGCAAATACTTGACTACCTAAAATCAGGTAAAAAGTTAACCGCCATTGATGCACTCCATAAGTTTAACTGTTGGAGGCTTTCGGCCAGGATCATGAATCTCCGTGATGAAGGCCATCCTATCGAAACGGAACACATACATACAAAGACAGACAAGTACGTAGCCCGTTACTATTATGCCAAGAGCTAACAAAGGAAGAACAAGCGGCAGCCACGGTAAGATGCACCCTTACCTGAGACCGGAACGATGGATCAGCGGTGAGTTATGTTTCTGGCGGGAAAGACCGCAAATGTACACAGTTAATGCCCATACTTATTTTGAGGCGATGGTGGAAAGTTTAAAGAACGAAGTTAAAAACATTGCAACGATTCAACCCAATCTTCATGAAAGATAAAATCATCTTTGAACTAATGATCTGCTTTATTGTAGGCGGATCTGTTGTTATTGGCCTGTTAATTGGCTATGCCTTGTTCGCTGATTACTTAAGGTCGGCAATGGATGTGATTGACAGAAACCAGGGAGTAACCGCCATAAGCATACTAACTATTGGATCTGTTGTGTTTTTGCTGGCAGGAAGGAGGGCAAGATGAAAAAACTACAAGAAACAATTAAATACAAAGGTTTTGATTACACAAGGGTATATGAAAACGACCAATATTATATCTATGAACAAAAGTTAAAAGGTGATAATATTGGATTTGAAGTGTTTAAAAAAAAAATAAATACCCTTTATAATTGTGAAAGCTGGCCTTCTGATAAAGCCTTCGGTTTATGGGCGTGGTCTACAAGAAAATTAGAAAAAGCTAAATATATCGCAAATCACGATACGCAATAATTTAGAATATCAGGCTATAACCTGATAATTCAGGGTAATTTTTCAGGTTATAACCTTAAAAACAGATAAAATTTTATGCTAACCGCAATACTACTTCAAATCGGAATAAGCCTAACCGGATTCGCTGAAACCTTCTACACCCGTAACATCGGTGCTAACGTGGCCTTAGATTATACAACAAAAGGCCATAAAACGCATAGGGCTGGTTTTTTCTATCAGACGGCAACTATTAACGGGGAAGGTGAATGGAATCGCTACGGGGCATTTATAGACGTAAATCTTGCATCTGTTGATAAAATTGCCATATTCTATGTTGGGGCACGGTACGGAATCAATCAAAAACAATTCTATGAACTCACACCACACTTCACGCTGGCCTGGCGTTTTAACCGCTGGGTTGAAATTCCTTGTCAGATCAGTACTTATGCTTCTCGGATGGTCGCTTCTATTGGGATCAGGGGGATGTTTAGACTTAGATCGGACGACTACCTTTACTATAAGAAAAGGCGAGCATTACAGCCGACCAAGACGGATAGAGTATTTACGCACCAATAGTTTACAGTTCGATGCCAGATTTGAAAACTACCCATGCGAAGCAGACCAGATCAACAAGTTACTTGGATTCTCAGACTGCAACGATAGACACCATTATAACTCGGCGAGGTTCGGATTTTACCCAGAGGATGGTAAGATTCAGATTTGGTGGTACGTTTATTACAATGGTGACAGGCAATACGGATACCTGGGTGATGCAGTTGTGGGCGAGTGGAATAGTTACCGGATTGATCTGGATTCTTCTGTATATCGTTTTCATTACCAATCTGTTACAAAAGAAGTTCCGAGGCAGAATAGGTGTACTAAAGGCTTCTACTATATGCTCTGGCCTTACTATGGAGGTTCAGAAACTTGTGAGAATGATATTTTTATTACCATAAAGTTTGCAGAATAGGTATGTATTGTTTTAACTTTGTTCCGTTAGTTACAGTCGCCCATACTTCAGTATGTGTAACAATCGGTAAAGCATTGGTAGACCCATTCGGGGATGGTAGGCGACACCTGACCCGGATGGGTTTTTTATTTTATGGCACGCAGTCCGAGCGAACTTTAGCACGATGTGTTATTGGAACGAGCAATTAGAAAACAATTAGTTTTTCAATGGGGCTTTTTCTTTTTTGTTTTCTTATATGTTTTTTCCTGAGGTTGTTTCGATTTCTTTTACTTTTTCTTTTGTCATCATGTATTATACTGTAAATAGTAATTTAATCTGGTCAAGAAATCCAATTGAATATGATGTTATATTACATAATAAGATTGGTAAATTTATTCATGACCAAAAAGATGGATTTATTTTACTTGAATTTGATATTAAAGTCAAAAAACAAGTAAAGGTTAACAGTAAAACATTTTACAAAATAGTTAACCTGCAATGGTATATTTATAAATCCGATTTACATTAACCTTAACCGATATGAACTACGAACAATTTTTACAATCAAAGATTAAACGCATTAAAGAATCAGGATTTGAAGTTGATAACTTAAATCCAATGTTATTTGACTTTCAAGAGTACATTGTTAAACGTGCATTAAAAGCTGGAAGGTTTGCGATATTTGCAGACTGTGGGCTTGGTAAAACATTAATGCAACTTGAATGGGCAAACCAGGTAACAAAACATACTCATAAACCCGTTTTAATTCTAGCACCATTAGCCGTATCAGGTCAGACAATTCAGGAAGGTTTAAAATTTCATATAAACATTGAAAGATGGTTTGAAGATTTAAACCATAAATCAGCAATACCTGAAGGAATATATATCACCAATTACGAACAACTTGAAAAGATTGATGTATCTTTTTTTAGTGGTATTGTATTAGATGAAAGTTCAATACTCAAAAACTTTACAGGAGTTTATAAGAATTTAATTATAGATAAATTTAAAACAACTCCATACAAATTAGCCTGTACGGCAACACCATCACCAAACGATCTTAATGAAATTGGTAATCATTCAGAGTTTTTGAATGTTTTGGATGCACAGGATATGCGATCTAAATGGTTTGTTAGAGATGAAGGAATGAACAATTACAGATTGAAAGGTCATGCAAAAAAAGACTTTTACGCATGGATTAGTTCATGGGCTGTAATGATTACTAATCCTGCTGATTTAGGATTCAATGGTAATGACTTTATTTTACCATCATTAAACTATCTTGAGTTTACAATAAAAACAGAAGTACGTAATAATGGTAAATTGTTTAATGATGCACACATAAATGCAACTAATTTCAATAGCGAATTGAGATTGACTAAGATTGAAAGGATGGAGCAAGTTGCTGAAATAGTAAATAATTCAAATAAGAATTTTATTATATGGGTTAAGCAAAATGAAGAGGCAGACTATTTAAAAACATTAATACCAGATGCGGTAGAGGTTAGGGGTTCTGACTCAGTAGAAAAGAAAGAACTGCATTTACTTGGATTTGCTGAAAACAAATTCAGAGTATTAATCACAAAAACAAAAATTGCTCAATTTGGACTTAACTACCAGAATTGCCACAATCAGATATTTGCTTCATTAGATTTTAGTTTTGAGGGATTATATCAGGCGATTAGAAGATCATATAGATTCGGTCAAAAACACCCAGTTAATATTTATTTGATTACTACTGACACAATGGAAAATGTAATTGCATCAATAAAGAAAAAAGAAAAACAGTTTTTAGAAATGCAACAAGAAATGAATAAAAATATAAACAGTAAACAATACGGACTTATGAATGAATATGATTTTAAAGAAGTAAAGAATGATTTTATGTGGCTAATGAAAGGTGACAGCTGCAAAGAGATTAAAAGATTAGAAGAAAATAGCGTTGATCTAATTATATTTAGTCCTCCATTTAGTTCATTATTTACTTATTCAAATTACATTCATGATATGGGTAATAATGAAAATCATGATGAATTTTTTAAACAATATTCATTTTTATTAAAAGACCTATATCGTATTTTAAAGCCTGGCCGTTTAATGTGTTGCCACACTAAGGACTTAGGCGTTTATAAAAATTCAAAAGGATATACCGGAATGTACGATTTTACAGGTGATCATACTAAATCTGTATTAGATGAAGGTTTTAAACTTCATTCTAAAGTTACAATATGGACTGATCCGGTACTTGAAATGCAAAGAACAAAAACGCAAAGACTACTTTATAAACAAGTAACTTCAGACTCAAGTTATACAGGAATAGGAATGGCAGAATATGTTACAATATTTCGCAAATGGGATGGAAACGAAGATGAATGGAATCCTATCACAAATCTAAATAAGGATAACTTTCCATTAGATACATGGCAGAAATGGGCTTCTCCTGTTTGGATGGATATATTACGAACTGATGTTTTAAATGGTTCAGAGGGTACAGCGATGGGAGATGAAAAACATATCGCACCATTACAGTTAGAAGTAATAAATAGATTAGTAAATCTTTGGTCTAATAAAGGTGAAACTGTTTTTACTCCATTTTTAGGAATAGGATCAGAGGCTTATGTTTCAATAAAGAATAAAAGAAAAGCAATAGGTATAGAATTAAAGGATAGTTATTTTGATGTGGCAGTAAAGAATTGTAATAAAGCTATTGAATCAAAAAAACAACTTAGCCTTATATGAAAGACTTTAACACATGGTATTCAGAACTAGTATCAGATGAAAAGTGGCACGAAACAATGTCGATGCTTCATCGTGGAAAAGACTTAAAAGAGGGTGCTAAGATCATCTATGGTGAATACGTAAGCGATCCTAACAACTTTAGCCAGCCGATTAAAGAACATCGCAGGCACTTGCATTACAAGATGCTTAAACAACCAATAGCACCTTTAAGGCATGAGTTTGTAGAACAAAAAAAAGAAGAACCCAAAACAGCCTTTGCAAGTAACGAAGAAAGAGAAAAGTACCTTAACGAATGGCTTGGTTTATTGAAGCAAAGTAAAACCTATGTTCCACCAAAGATGACACACTCCGAGATCGTGGAGGAAGGTGGATGGTTGCCAAAGAAAAAGGAAATAGGATATGACAAAGACTACATCCACGAATGGCGCAAGAAGGTTGCAAATTTCCAGGAGATGACCGTTAGAGAACGCCATCCGGATTGGACAGAAGAACAGATACAGGCCAGATTAATTGAACTAAGAACCGCTTTTTTATGAAGAAGATACCACAAGTGCCTTATGGATTTCTAAAAGAAGTACAAAACCGGATAGGAATAAAAGTAAGCCGTAACTATATTAGCATGGTCAGGCGCGGATTAAGAACAAATGACGCTGTGCTGATGGCCATCATTCAAACCGAACACAACTGGAAACAAATCGAATACAACAAAATTAAATCCTTATGCCAAAGTTAAACCCTAAACGCACTCCAAGAGTAGACAACACAATTCTACGCAGTCACCAGCGAGATGGTGAAAGCTACGCATTCTGGTTCTCATCAGACATTAACAACTGGATAACAAGCGCACGTAAGGAAGGACGGGCAAAGGCAAGGAAAGCCAGGGAGTTATGAAACAAACAAAATGGTATCCAACCTACAAGACCAGGCTGAGCCGTAATGCCTGCCCTTTGTGCAATGGTACAATATCGGTAAAAGATTTAAAAACAGGATTAGAAAGAAAATGCGTTCTTTGTGATGGCAAAGGATGGTATGAAATCAAATAAACTATGTTAGCACAAGTAATATTATTTACAGCAGCACTATTGATATGCTTTACGCTTTATCGTATCTTTAACAGACGAAAGTGAAACCACACGTAAAGTTATATCTCGATTACTTCGGTTATGACCAATCCGATTGGATAGGCTGTGAGGTTTGCAACAAGACAGCCGTGGACATTCATCACATTAACGCCAGAGGAATGGGTGGCACAAGTAAGCCAGATACGATAGATAACCTTCAAGCACTTTGTAGGGAATGTCATACATTATTTGGCGACAAGACCGAATATAAATCTTTACTGATTGATATGCACCGCAACACACTAAAGCTGCATGAGATTAGAAGAAAGAAAGTTCAACGTTTGTAAATTCAATATTTTTTAAGATATTTGTATTGCCGTTCAGTTCGGTGGGTCTGCTCGGAATATAAAGGGCCATAGCATTAAAAACCCACCAAGCATTTAAAAACAGAATCGGAAGTGAGTAAGGTTAATTTTTTCATAGGTTAAGGTTAGAGAGAATCCCCATAAGTTTATCTGTTCTTGTGGGTTTTTTATTTGATATGGATAACTCAAAGGATATACTCAAGCAAACCCTGGATGCGCTCAAAGCACAGCGTGAGATAAAGCAGAATCAGTACAATAATGTCAAGTGGGAACTAAAGAGGACGGAAAAAGAAATAGCAACAATTGAAAAGCTGATCAA